ACCAACTGTATTTGCAATCTTGTCCATTGCGTAAAGCAATGAACAAACCAAAATATACTTTTCGCTTTTATTAGCAATCGTTAGTAATTCTTCCTTGCTTCTGCAATTAGCAGAAATCACCCAAAATCTGTTCTTAGGTGCTCTTGCCCCACAAAAAGCAAATTTAATTCCCTGATTTTCGGTTTTCGTTAAATGATATTTCATAAATCCTTCCCCTTCCACGTTTGCCAATATACATTGCAATAACCGTGCCAACTGTCAACTTTCTCAATTCTGACCTTGTGAGTCTCTGATTCTGGTATCTCAGGTATATTCCACTCACCATCTGACCTCATACCAGCACCTACAACCCATTCTCCTCTATTTGGCATACTTCCTCCTTTCCTGTGCCTATAAAATAATATTATGTATAGCTGTCAAGAACTATTTATCCAATCTTCTCCGTTCCATTGGAACATAGGCAAAAACGAGTAAAAATCAAATCCTGCGAATATGCATCAATAAACATTCTGCATCGAAAAACAGTAAACATAGTTTACAAGTTTACATATAATATAAATAACACCCCAAAGTAAAGCAAGTTTACAATAAATAATCGACAAAATAGCGTAGATGCCGATGAATAAAGAGCTTAACCGCAATTGTAAACAAAAAGAGCAAATTGTAAACCAGGGTTGACATAAATATAAAATAAATAACTTGACAAAAGAGAAATAGAAAAATACTGTCTTTGTGTAGGAGTGCGAATAATGGTTTATTTTATTAAACAAGGCAATTATGTAAAGATAGGCAGAGCAAGGAACGTGAAAAGGAGAATAAGACGACTACAAACAGCTTCTCCGGTAAAACTGGAACTAATACATACTAAAGAATCAAATAGCGACCAGAGGACTGAAAAGAGCCTACATAACAAATTTAAAGCCGATAGGGTCGAAGGAGAATGGTTTAACATATCTAAGAAGATGAAAAGGTTCTTATTGAAGCAAGACGGCAATATAAAGAAAGTAAAGAAAATAGCGTGTATAGTAGGTAAAGACAAATATAAAGAAGATTGGCTTGTAGCAAAGAATGGAGTAGAATACGTTGAACGATATACTCCAAAGCATAAAGCAAAATATAATATGTCCACAATACATACTTTAAATGAAACTGTTAACTCTACATCGTAACACGTTTCCCATAATAGTAACACGATAACAATACATAAACAACACTATCCTTATATCATACCATAATACTATGATATAGAATACAATGTAATCAATATAAGATTATAATGAATACAGATAAACAATGAATGCAATCAAACATGATAAGAATGGGACACCCTCACACGCTTTCATTATAGAACCGCTCCAACTGCTAATCTACACAGCCTTGAGTCGAGTCCACTCAATCCTCAAAAGCGACCTTTTATAATACTGAATAAAGCATATTATAGTCCACTGCATCCAGGTCAGTATACATAAGTAGCCACAGCCTATGCTGCTATCCATTGCATAGCATAGATACTGGCATCATTGCAGTCTAGCAGCCGAACCAATGCAGTTACTGCTTCCATATATGCACGTAGGAGCGCTATCTCATTGTGTGCTGTACCGAAACACAGTACGCTTGACGATGTGCCGGTAGGTGCGCTGTATCGAAGGGGTGTGCCCTGTTTGTTACCTAATGTTCCGAGCGGTGTGGTTAGGGGTCACCCCGAATAATTTTTCAGAATATACGCCTTTATCGTTAACATTAAACAAATAGCTTGACAGGGAAATTGCTATTGGCATTATTGATTTAGATAAGAGGAGGGAAAATGAGCAGAATAGAGTTACTGGTATCATTTCTTGCTGGAACAGACATTGTGGATGCAATCAAAGATGCACGCAGACTGGCACGGATTTTAGATGTAGCGTACATTAAATTTGACTTCAACGGCATTAGTGTTGCAGTTAGCCAAGACCCCGATATTTTAGAAATGAAAAAGGGATTCAATAAAGCGTTAAAAAAGGAAAATTTAAGTTTTGTCTGCGGATAATAACCAAAAAGTGCATTTAGCTCTATTTTGTGTCCAAAATGATGTTTTTCATAGATTCGCTTATAATGGGCATTGAGTTAAAATGTTGCTAATGGTGGAGACTTTACTTTAATGGTGGTTAGCAATTTTACTTGACAGGCAATATGTGTTTGGTTAAATTGTCTTTGTAAAGGAGAGTATAATGGACACGAGTAAAGAGAATGTTTTGATGTGCGAGAAAGCTGTTGAGATACAGGAATTATGGACTCACAAGGTCAGAATTGAGAAAGTTGACAATGGATTTATCGTTAAGGTAGGTTGTAAGACATTTGTAGAGACGAGTTGGGACAAGGTAAACAAGGCATTGGATTTATATTGGAAAGACCCAGCAAAGGCAGAGAAGAGGTATTGTAAGTAGGGTAGCAAGCATAGCACATAAAGACAGCAATTCGATATATTACAGTATATCACAGGAGCGTTACGATAAGATATTCGGAAAGGGGGATAAAGTGGAAAAAGTTTATTGTAAGAATTGTAAATTTAGTAATTTTGTTTTAGGTCATTGTGAATGGCTAGTTAAAAATACTAAAAAAAATCCATATAGTGGTAGATTTATCGAACCAAATATAATAGTAGGAAATAGCACTAATGTAGATGGTGTTTGCCAATATTATCAACGCAAATGGTGGAAATTTTGGATAAAATAAAAAAATAAAAGAAATAACTTGACAAAAAAATAGTTGATATATTTTTGACACAGGATAAAATATGGTACAGAATTTGCATAGGGAAGATTTCATAAAGATAAAGCGTTGGTATGTGAATACTGATGTTAAGATGTCAGAAATATGCGATAAGTACAAAAAGTCAAAAGATACTGTTTGGGCTGGACTGCATAGACATTTCCCTAAATACAATTTTGTATTCGAGAAAGCCAGAGTTGCGAATGAAAAATTAGCAAAAGCATCTGAAGGGCGGGAGATAGACAAATTAAAACTTGAAGGCAACCTTGATGCAATGGATGAACGTCATCTTGAATTACTGAATATAGTATTAGCCAAAGCAGCAGAAGAAATAATGGAAGGAACATTAAAACCAAAGACAATTAGCGAATTAGGCACATTAATAGGATTAGAGCGAGAGATAATGGGTAAACGCAGGATAAGAGAAAAAATAATAATAATAGCACCGATACAGCCAAAAGAAATGCCTAACCTACCAGAAGTAACCGATGCCACATTTAAAGTAGTAAATGAATAAAGGAGATAATATGGAAAGATTTAAAATTAAGTTAGGAGTAATTGTTAAAAGCGATATTAGTGGATTTACTGGTGTTGCAACTTCAAGGTCAGAACATTTGAACGGATGCAATAGATATTGGATTGCACCAAAAGTTGGTAAAGATGGAAAATTGCCAGATGGTACTTGGCTTGATGAAGATGAAATTATGGTTGTAAAACAAAAAGAAAAAATTAAACGTAATAGTGCTAATCCTCCCGGCGGATTTCCAAGCAAAATAAAATAGGAATAATATGGATATTAAACAAATTGATTTAAAAGGTAAGATACTGGATTTTAATTTCAACAAAGAAGGTTTTATTGTCAGGTATAATGATGCTGGCGTTATCAAACAATATGGTTCTTCAGGTAAAGAAGAAATGATTGAGTTTGCCAAAATATTAGTAAAAGAGCTTGCTACGGTATGTGTAAACGAAGGAATAGTAAAAAAGACAGATGGATAATATTGGGATGACTGTAAATCAATTTGTTGATATGTTTGCAAAAATGGTTAGAGAACAACCGTCAACAAAAGAAGCAACTGAAAGAATTACTATTTTTTTCAATGAGCTTCAAAAGACACACACATTAATTATACAAACGATGGAAGTAATTAATGAAAGACCGAGTAATCTGGTTCAAGTTGTATAAAGAAAAGAATTTCATAGAAGTCATTTACGAGAAGAAAGGTAAAGAAATCTATGATGTTATTGATGGCAAGATAAAAAGGAGAGAGAAAGTGAAAGTGGCGGTTGACTGATTATGTAGATGAACACGGCAGGACAATATCGAAAGACGCTTTTGACCCAAGCGTTCTTGATACTGCTATTCACGATAACATAGCAAAAGAAATAAGAGCAATAGATGAAAAAACCTCAATATCAACTACTGATATTATTATAATAGAAGATTCTAAAAACGAATATAAAAAGAAAAAAGTACAAATAGCAAACCTTCCTGAAGCAGGTGTACCATCAGCACATAAAGACACACACGACCCTAATGACGGTAGCGACCCAGTAGATACGTCTGCCGCTGCTGAAATATCTATTGTAAAAGCTGCTGGAACTGGCACTTCTCACGATTTAGCACGAGCAGACCATGTTCATGCAATTAACCATGCTATTACAGATAATCATATTGCAACTTACGATGGAACACAGAATAGCGGTGAAACTGTTCGTATGACAGCTAATGGTCTTGAAAGCCGCACTGATGCCGAAATGAAAACACAGTTGGGCTATATGACTGATTTGGCTGGTGATGTTCCCATAACACGGGAACTTGTGGCTGGTGCATCACTTGTGGCTGGAAATTGGTGTTATATGGGTACGGGCGGCAAAATGCTCAAGACCAATGCTACTGCCTATGCTACAGTAAAAGGACTTGTAGCACTATGTCTTGATACTCTTAGTGATACACAGACAGGCACATTCCAATTATTTGGTAAGTGGACTACATCAGGATTAACTGCTGGCTCGGAATATGTATTAGAGGCTGTAGCTGGAACTATAGCCACTCAGGGTACATTATCCGCAACTGAGTTCCAAAGAAAAATAGGTAGTGCAGAGTCCACTACGGTCTTGTTTGTTAATTGTTTAAATATGACTGTGGTTAAGGTGGCATAATGATAACAGATAAATATGCAGTTGTAATTGGAGTAAAAGACCCGACACCCATTGCTTATCTTAATGTATTTGAAGAAGGCGATATTTGGGTTAAGATAGTAGGTTGTGATGAATGTCCTGAAGAATGGCATTTGAAGTGTTGCGGTAACTGTCCGATGTCGTCAGAAAAAGGTTGTTTTTATCATCTGGAAGAACGCAATGATGGTAGCAATAAACCATTTCATTGCATAATAAATCCATTGCCTAATATTGCAATGTCACATTGTTGTTTAGAATTTAAGTGTGTTGCTGGAACGAATAAAGATAAGATAAGAAGAGTTCGGGACATAAGAAATGTTATTATCTAAATTATTTAATAAGCTCAAAAAGTTTGAGAAGCGCAAACCGATACACCTATGCTGGTGGTTTCAGAAACAGGGATTGCCAATACCTAAATATTTTATTGGTGGTGCATCTTATTCATATCAAGCACATTATAAAATAGGTGATGACGATAGTGCAGACCCAGATACTTGTTCTTTTGATGCATTAAATACAGAACGAACAGGACAAGCAAAATTATCTAATTTTATGGTTAGAATCCAAGTTACTAATACCATTGCTGTACTTGCCAATCAGAATTGGCACTTATACTATAATACAGTAGATAATGTAGCTACAGCAACGCAAGTAACAACAACAAGTACGGTAGTAAAGTTATCCAATGGAACACCTACAGACCAAGACCCGACTACTGGTCAAAAAACAGTGTTTTTTCAAACATTTCCTCCGTGGACATGGGTTAATGGGATATATATAGATACAAGCGATTTTACTAACAAATTAGGATTAGCTGCATCGGAACACACTGATTTCCAATTCTGTTGCCAATTTGATAATACAGCAGGAGATAATACAACTCATTATTTTTATCTGACAAAAGCTGGGACTTTAAACGAATATACTAATGTTGCAAAAGTGAAAACAGCAGTAGTAGGCTGGACAGGCGAAATTGATGCGATAACCGACCCTGACGAAATAGATGGGCTTGCAGTAGCAAACATAGAAGAAGTAGATACAATTTAAAGGGGATAGAAAGTAGAAGTGAAACCTGAAGATTGATTTTTTGCAGTTAGATAAGTTAATGAACGATAAGTTCTATCCTTATCTATGGAACACAGACAGGTATTTAGCAAAATATGGAAGTTCTGGTAGTGGTAAAAGTCATTTCTGTGCCCAAAAAATAACATTTCGCTTATTTAAGGAAGATGTTGGACATCGCTTCCTTGTTTTAAGAAAATATAGTCCAGACCTTGTTACATCTGCATTTGCACTTATAAAAGATTATATCATAAAATGGGGATTGTGGGATTACTGTCATTGCACTGTCAAACCAATGTATATTCGCAATAACCTTAATGGCAATGAAATATACTTTCGTGGACTCGATGATATGGAAAAAATAAAAAGCATTGAGGGTATCACAGGTATCTGGTATGAAGAATCAACAGAAGCAAGCTATCACGATGTGTTGCAACTTGACCTGCGTCTAAGACCAAAATTTAAGAATGGAATAACAGACCCAAAACTTGGTGCTTATGCTCAAATAATGTTTTCCTACAATCCGATAAGTAAACAGGCGTGGACATACAAACATCATCACATAGAGGGTAAACCATCTTATCGCAAAAAAGTTCTAACCGAAATCGAATATCGTGGGAAAAAAGAAACAATAACCTCATACTTAACTCTTGTTCATTCAACATACAAAGATAATAAATTTTTATCTCCTGAATACGTAGCTTCATTAGAAGAATTAATAAATAAAGACGAAGCATTCTACAAAATATATTGCAAAGGCGAATATGCCGACCTTAAAAATAGAATTTACAACAATTATCACATAAAAGACGCATTCCCAGACCTTGAATTTGAAAAAACTTGGTATGGACTCGACTTTGGCTTTTCACACCCAATGGCATTAATAGAAACAAATAAAATCGGTGACAGCAGATATTTAAAACAAATATTCCATAAATCTGGTTATGATACAGCACAATTCATAGAATGGCTCGATAAAAACAAATTTAGCAAAAGAGCTTTGATATATGCTGATAGTGCAGAACCAGATAGAATACAACAGATAAGAAAAGCAGGATATAATATCAAACCTGCGTATAAAGTAAAGAACTCCGTTATTGACGGAATAGATTATTGTAAAAGACTAACTGTTTTCATATTAAAAAAAGATAAAGAATTAAGAGAAGAATTTTATACATACAAATATAAAGAAGATAAAAACGAAATCGTTCAGGAAGAACCAGTTAAATTTAAAGATGATGGATTAGATGCGTGGCGTTATGCCGAATATACTTATTACATTGAAGGTGGCAAAATACCTTCTTGCAGAGTAGTTAATTATTAGGATATGGTATGAACTTATTGAATTGGTTAGGATATGAAAAAGTAAAGAAAAAAGGCAGAAGTGGCGGAAGCATTATCAGCAGGTGGATAAATGGAGTGGAACATCTCAATCCGAAAGACCAGCAATCAATGGTAGATGCATATAAACACTGGATTTACATTTGTGCTAATAAAAATGCTAACGCAGTTGCTAAACAACCATTAAAGTTATATGTAGCGAAAAAGGATAAGAACTATAAATGTTTACAGCCGACAAGGGAAATATCACGCAAGGAAAAAGATTATCTCAGGGAAAATCATTATAATTATTACAGAAAAGCAGTAGTAATAGAAGAAGTAGTTAATCACCCATTCCTTGATTTAATAAAAAATGTTAATCCATACACAAACTATACCGACTTTATTTTCCTGACTCAATTATATAAAGAGCTTACTGGCAATAACTATTGGTATATGAACCTTAATGGATTTGGACAGCCAAAAGAACTATGGACATTGCCTGCACAACGCACATCTATCGTGCCGAGCAAAGCTGATTTTATCAAAGGATATGTTTATACAAGAGAAGATGGCGAGAAAATACCTCTAACCAAGAATGAGATAGTTCATTTCAAGTTTCCGAACCCGAATGATATGTATTATGGTGCATCACCTGTAATGGCTGCCGCTACTTCTTATAATTTAAGAGAGAATGCAGATAAATATGAAAACGCACTCTTTACTAATATGGGTCGCCCTGAAGGTTACTTTACTACTGAACAAAGTTTAGGCGAAGTGGAATTTGAAAGATTACAAAAACAATTAAAAGACAACTGGGGTGGCGTAAGAAACGCAGGTAAAGACCCATTATTTGAAAATGGACTCGAATATAAATATGCATCCATTCCACCAAGAGATTTAAGCTATGTTGAATTAAGAAAGATGGGTCGTGAAGAAATAGCAACAATATTTGGTGTTCCAATGTCTAAGTTAATTACTGAAGATGTGAATAAAGCTAATGCTGAAACAGGTGGACACGATTATGAAGCAGACACGATACAACCACGATTGCAAGCATTAGCAGAAGAAATCAATGAAGCCGTTTTACCACTTTATGATGATAAAATATTTTGTGCTTTCGAAAACCCAGTACGAGAAGATGCAAAGATAAAATTAGAGAAAAATGTTAAATACGCTACTGTTGGGA